ACCTTATCAATCACCTATAGACGGAAAAGTTCATAAGTATTTTGTAGATAATTGTTTGTTTTTTCCATCTTTTATTAGGCTTTGGCGCCTTCGTTTGTCTTGATGGTTTTATCTCAACTAAAAATTTTTTTATTTCATTTTTTACTTTTAACTTTAAACAATTATCTACAAAATACTTATGAACTTTTCCGTCTATAGGTGATTGATAAGGTATTATTACTGACTCACTTCCCCACTGTATTATGTTTGGATTCCTGTCACACCATCTATCAAATTTTAATTCTAATCCTGATCTATATATAATAGGTAAACTACCTTTGTATTTCTCAGGATGTTCAGGATGATAAACACCTTGATAATAGTTATGTTTTTTATGACGATTTTTTGCCATCTTACATATCTGAAGACATGAATTCTTCGCCTAAACTATCAAAACTTAAATCATCCGGGAATATGTCTTCATCACCTTCTTCCATTTCCGTTTCAGGAGATCCGACGGGATCATCAACATCCACTCTCATCATAACCATTCTAGGCCCATCTATTTCTAGCTCATCTGTAACTTTATCCTTCAAACCAGATAAAATATTATCAATTATACAGCAGATATGCTTACCTACCGGCCCATCTGTAGCTTCTACAGCTTCCTCAACACATTTTGGAAGATGCTTTTCCATTAATTCTACAAGGATTTTACTATATTGATCTTTTAAATCATTTAATTTTTTTTGTATTGATTGTTCAGCCATTTTTACCTCCTTAACCAACAAAGAAGCGTGCAGGTGCTTCACCGTAAGTTCTCATTAATTCTGTTTCCAATTTTTCTTTCTCTGTTAACCCCTGTGATAACAAATCATTGTAATTAATTGTTCCACCGCCAAATAATTGTGTTCCTGCATATTTTCCTCTAACATTGCCTATAGCAATCTTAGTTAATGCTAATGCATACTGTTGAACCCATCTTTCTTTAATTAAATCTCTAATAGGTAATTCAACATAGCATCCAACAACTCCATAAAATTGTTGTCCATTTCTTGGACGTGGAATTAAACGCAATAATTGATTTCTATTATCAAAATCAACATAATGAATTTGTGCTAATGATTTCTCTCTTTGATCTAACCATTGTTTCAAACATTCCCATGTTACTAAATCGAATCCTACATTACCTAGCATATAACTAAAATATGTTTGTTGAGCCATGGCGTGCTCTAATGTAAATAAGGTATTAATGCCTGTGCTTTCACCTGGCCTAAATTCAAATACAGATATGACTTTTCTGTAGTCATCTAAATCATAATCATATCCAAGCATTCCAGCAGGTTCTACCTCTGCCCTTAGTGTTGGGGTTATTGTAATCAATCTATCAATTGGAAGCCCTGGTTCCTCGTATAATTCAGAATTAAATATTAGATACTCTTCCGAATACCCCGCATATTTTGTATACCATTCAATTGCTAAATCAATGAAATCACATAATTGCCCATCATCGCAAATTTCTAATTGGATTAATGGATAACCTAATTGATTTTTAATACGAGTAATTAAATGACTATATCTTTGGATTTTACTATTTAAATTTGTACTTGGTCTCGAATCAACACAAACATCTTTAGTAGGAATGCCTAATCCAATTTCAGTTGTAATATCAACTGATGACATAGCAGTCAATTGAGTAAATGGATATACAGTTGAGAAATGATAAATAGGTACGCCATATATATCATCATCTACTTTAACTGTAAAGAAATAACCAGTACTAGACATATTAGATACAACTAATGGATTAATAAATTTAGTTGTAACTGTTAAATCTTCGTTTTGAGGCACTCTATAAAGAGGTATACAACAAGAAGATGTATTAACAATTAATGATACCCCTGCTCCATATGATGTTGCTGTTTCATATACCGTACCATCTTCTATTTCAACATCAGTTTCGGGTGTAATAAAATCTAATTCAGGATCTGAATATGTGAATTTAAACAATGGAATAGCTGCTTGTTTATCATTAATATTGCAAACAAGAAACTTTCCAACTGATGTTGCACCTGTAACAATAGTGCTATTATCTATTGTAATAATATCCATTATTATCCTTTATGGTGTGTAAATAGCTGTATAGTTAATATCAAACAATTCATCTGAAATACCAGCGCCTGTACGCACACTAAAGTTGAAACTACTAGATGTGATATTTGAAACAATAATAAGTGATAATTCACCGGGATCATCACTAAATGTACATGTTACTGCAGGTGTACCAGAGAATGTATAATCAAATTCAACTGTTGTACTAAAGTTTGTTGTACTTGCAGTTCCGCCTTGCATATCGTATGGGACTCTTACTCCCATTGCTACAATATTTGTATTAACTGCCAATTCACTGTTTGTAGTAACAAGACTAATATTGTTTTGGAATGTTAAACGATTGCCTGTAGTTTCACCGCTTCCAGGATCAGTTAAATACAAATCGCCAGCAACCCATGTTTGTTCCGCAGCGGTAGATGGGCATGAATTTCCAAATGTTCCTATAAAATTACAATAATTATTTGTATTACCAGAACCTGCTTTATAACCGATGCAATTAACATAATAACCTTTGTTTCCATATGCCGAGATTCGCCCAATAGCATTAACATGATTATTGGCATTACCATATGCTGCTTGCCAACCCATTGCCGCTACATAATGTCCACTATTATTATATCCACATTCAGGACCAATAAATACAGAATATCCTCCACTATTTTGATATCCTGCTTTATACCCTATAGATACAATACGATTACCAAGAAGTTGATTGCTATAAGCACTTTGATATCCTATTGCTACAATACCATAAGCTAAATTATTATAAGCACTTTCATTTCCTATTCCAACAACATTTTTATTCAGATAACCAGTATTACCATATACAGCATTTTTACCAATAGCAACAATATTAGTACCAGTATTTCCATATGCAGCTTGGTAACCAATTGCATTTACATAATCACCACTATTTGTGTATCCAGCTTGATAGCCACCAGCAAAACAATAATCGCCTTCATTGTAAGCAAGAGCAGAAGAACCAATAGCTTCATTATGATGTCCTGTATTTTCTTGTAAAGCTGCTTGACCTATTGCTGTGATATTACTACCACTATTTTTATAAGCACTGGAATAACCTATCGCAACAACCCAGTCTTCTTCGTTGTACTGACCAGCCTGCTGTCCTATTGCTGTTATATATTGTCCACTATTTTCTCTTGCTGCGCTTACACCAACAGCTGTTATCCATTGTCCGCCACTTCCTTCTGCTGCACTAGTACCAATAGCTGTTATATTAGCACCACTATTAGTTCTACATGCATATGTTCCTATAGCAATAACACTAAGTCCGCTATTTCTGTATGCTGAACTAACGCCAATAGCAGTAACAATAGAACCAGCATTTTCTCTTGCTGCTTGACTACCAATAGCAATAACACCACCACCAGAATTTTCTCTTGCTGCATCTTCACCAAAAGCATCTACTGATATACCAGATAAAGCATTGCTGTACGCAGCTCTAAAACCAAAAGCATTTACGGTGTCCCCAAGATTGAAAAAAGCAGCTTCTTTACCAACAGCAGTAACCGGGGAACCAGCATTTCTAAAACCAGCGCGATCACCAATAGCAGTTAAATAATTCACTCGATTGCTATATCCTGCTTGAAGCCCTAACATAGTTGAATTGCCGCCTACATTTCTATATCCTGCTTGATAACCTAATGCATCTACATAATCACCGCTATTTTCATATGCTGCTTGATATCCAAATGCATTTACATAATCTTCGCTATTTTTAAATGCAGATTCAACACCTATAGCATTTATATATTGAACATTTGCATTATTAGCGGCTGCTCTATTACCTATAGCATTTATATTTGCACCACTACTATTTGTTGCACTGAATGGACCTATTGCAACTGAATAGCTTGCATCTATTGTAGCTCCTGCATAATAACCAGCCGCAATAGTATAATCTGCACTGGAGCCTGCTGTATGTAAAGCGCTATACCCGATACCTACACTGTATCTACCACTGTTATCATATGCTGCTTCATAACCAATAGCAATATTATAAGGTGCGTTAATAGAATATGCAGCTCTATAACCCATAGCATCTATGTAATCAGCAACACTCGGTGCTCTATAAGCAGCATATGGACCGATTGCATTTACATAATCGCCTTCATTAATATAAGCCGCTCTATAACCTAGAGCATTTACATAATCACCTGAATTGCTTTCTACAGCATCCTTACCAACACCAAAAACATTAGAACCTGATGTTGAACCACCAAATATTACTAATGAATCTTCTTCATCATTTACTATTGGTGCTATATATTTAATACCATTGGTATTTTCCAAATATGAAATACCAACAATAGCATTTGTATCCATATATAGTGTGTTTGTAGCGTGTTGATCCCATCCTGCAACAGAAGATAAGTTAGTTAATCCTGATCCATCTCCTTTGAAAGAACCATTACTTATTGTGTTGCCACTCAAATTAAAATTCTGATCAACTTGTATCGGCGCATTACCTGTAATCGAAGTTATATGAAGTTTGTTAAAATACGCTGCAAAATAATTGCTTATAACATCATCCGATCCTATTCCAGAAATAACACCTGCACCTACATCATAACCCAATTTTATATTTGGAGAATAAAGTTCAAATGGTCCGTTAGTATAAAAGAGCATCCGAGGAAAAAGTACACTATTATTAGGGACAATTTCCCATATACCTTGGGCAAGTTCTCCTATTCTTAAACTTGAACCCGAAGATTCAGAAAACACTAATCGTTCCACATTATATATAGGATTAGTGTTCATATATATTGCATTTGTTGCTTGATGATCCCATTTTCCCGCATCAGCAGGCAATGTTGTCCCATTTGTAAATGAAATACTTGAAACATTAGTTATAACAGGCACATCAAGATTGTCTCTTATTGTAACAGTTCCACTTTCGACAGTCAATTCATCTGTGCTGCCAGCGGTATCAACAATAAATCTATCATTTGCTGTTAATGTAGCTTCTCCTGCTCCGTCATCTAATATAAGCTGCGTACTATTCGCACCTAATGTTATATCATCGGATTGAGTTTTAGCTTCTATATAAGTAGTCGGCCCTAATTTAACTACAAAATTAGGATATGGTGATCCATTAGGAGCTTCAATTCTAAATTGATTTCCTGTTGCTATAATTTGTCCTGCATCAAATGCTATTGTTTCAACATTTGTTATAGTTGCAACATCTAAATCACCACCTGTTATAGATGTGTCTCCTTGGAGACTTATATCATCCTCTTCAATTGTTAATTCATATGTACCACCACCGGCATTGAAATATGCTATCTCAGAATATAAAAGGATTTCATTAACGGCATTTAAATTATAACTACCTTCTACATCTATATCTGCAGCACCTCCTATATCTATATCTGCAGCACCTACTACATCTATATCTATGTTATATGAGTCTAATGTAATGGTATCGTCAATTATTGTAATATTTGCATCTTCAACACCAATATTAGCCTCTACATCACCCTTTATATTGATATAATCCGCATCAGTGCTAATATTCGAAGATGAATTTAAACTTAGTACATCTTGCGCACTTACGTGTAAACTATTGCTCCAAAATATTTTAGAACCATCCGTAAATATAATTTGATCTACATTAGAAATAACACCATCACTAATTTGCATATCATTTGTAATTGTAAACTCGTTTGAAACCACGACTTCACTAATATTAAATTGATTAATATCTAATTGATATGGTGTACAAATATAAACCGGTCCTGTTGAAGATGATAATGTTACATAGACGTTTGTGCATACAATAGTTGTAGGGAAGCCTGTTACATATCCTGATCCAAATGAAAAACCGAAATAAAAATCATTTGTCGCTGTAAATGTGCCAGTGTTTGTTGATGTAATAAATTCTGTTGCGCCATTTGTTAAATCAAAAGAAGCACCAGCAAAATTAGATACTCGATCGGCACCCCATGCATATTGTATGTAATTTGTAGAATATATGTCAAGTGCACCTTGATCAGTAGTATTATTATATTTAAATACATTTGTAAAGGTGTATGTTCCTGCTGGTATTAAATTACTCCAACTTAAATGTGCATATTGCGGCCAGGTACCTATAGTAGATACAATAACACTCCAACGTCCTGGTGGTGTAAATGTTCCAGCACCGCCTGTTTTAACAAAATCAGTACCTGTATATGTAAAATTAGTAGTTTCAATATATAAAGGTATATCAGATGTTGTAGAAATGCTAATTGCTGGATACCAAGTACTCGCTAATGTACATGTTGAAACAATCGATACATTTGTAGTACCTGGATAAAATTCATCTACTGTCCATGAAGCTGCATCACAAGCATTAAATACCGCATCTGTGGTTGGTTGATCCACATAACCAAATTGAATTAATGGACTCATTCTTTCATCTATTAATCCATTGATATTTGTCATGGAAAAATCAAACAAGACATCAAATATAAAATCACCTGCACTGTATGAATTAGTAACAAACGTATAAACCGTAAGCATATTAGTTGTACATACATTTCCAACTATTGTGCCATTATTCGTGTTTAAAACAAACTCTTCTTCTAATACTTCATTGGTAAAATAAACTCTACCATAATTTGTGCTGCTAGAAGGAGTCCAAATATTTGTATATTGAATTTCAAATCTATCATTACCCAATATATAAGCTTTAGCACTCAGCGGAAAACTTTCAAATATATACCACCCATTTGAAACACCTGCATTTGTTAAAAACGCTAATGTATAATTATAATTGGTATTTACATATGCTGGATCTTCTACATCATCATTTGCAATATATGTTTCAATCCACCAATCATTTGTATAATTAGCAGGCCAAACATTTGTACCAACATCAACAAAAATATAAGCATTAGGGGTGGTTGTAGATATATTTTCTTCTGTAAGTGGGTGTTTTGACCAATTATTAACCCACTCTGTTGTGCCTGTTGTTGTGGGATAATTCGTAGAACCTGGAGTATATTCTTCATTATTAAATGTCGCAAGACCTATATCATACATTCTGCTAGAGTTCATTAACATTGTCATATTATCACTATAGCTAAGAACACTTCCAACTATATGACCTGTAGGAGCGAAGTAAATATGTGTCACATTTGTTAATTCAAAACTACCAGTAACGTCTAAATTACTAACAACTAAATTATCAATAGAACTTGAAACTGCATTGATTTCAGCAACATTAAGTATTGCATTATCAAGCATGTTGCTAAATGTCAATGAATCATATTCATTTAATTCACCAATTGCTGTTTCAAGAATACCATCTCTATTACTGTCTTTGAAAAATCTGAATAAAGTATTTGTTTGTGCAACTAAAACATCGTTTGTTAATACTCTATCATATGTATAATAATGAGTATCTGTTACATCTCCATCCTCTGATAGAGATGTATATGATGAAACTCTTTTATTTGTAACAACAACTTCATTTGTTATATAGGTAATATTGTCAAGCATCACGCCAAAGAAACCATCTGTTCCATTATTATCTAGTCCTGTCATGAAATATTGTTTTCCATCTTCACCAGAAAATACAGTAACATTATTTCTTCCACCTACATGATTAGCTTTATAACCAATAGCATTTACATATTGATTAGATATATAGCGTCCAGCTTCTTGGCCTATTAATACATTATTTTCACCTGCACCATCACGTCCCGCATTTTTTCCTAATATTATTGAATAAGGTCCATTGTAATTTAAACCAGCATCATGCCCTATATAAATAACTTCAGTGGTATTTGTAGAAAAAGCGCCAGCATACATACCTAATATAATAGGAGCATATCCTTCACTTACCATTCCTGCATTACGGCCTATTATAGTAGCCATATCACTATTATTAAATAAACCTGCAGCATTACCCATAATAATTGCTGTGTTTCCTTTATTAGAATAGGCAGCATTATACCCCATCATGATTGAAAATCTTGAATCTGCAGAATGCCCTGCTCGCGTACCTATACCAATATTATCATTGCCACTACTATATAAACCAAAGTTATGTAATGCTTTATACCCAATCCCAACTTGTTGCCACTGATTGGTTGTTTTATTTACATTTCCTTTATCCTGATTATAAGTTCCTGCTTCACGACCTATAAATACAGATCTTTGTCCATCACTGTCACCACCACTACGATAACCAATAGCTACTGTATAACTGCTACTTCCTGGATCAAATCCTGCTTGATCACCTATATAAACAACTCTACGACTATATGAAGCATTTCCTGTATCTTGCCCTGCAAGATAACCAATAATAACTGCATTTGTTCCTAAAACATTAGTTGCTGCCCCATTTCCAATTACAATGCTATTGCTAGATCCCCCAAAAGCATTAATATCTCGACCAATCAAAATTTTATCAATAAAAAGAATTCTATCAACATTCTCAACATTATTAGAATCCATATTGATTGGTTTTAATACTAATATTTCATTTGTAGGAGAAGTAACACTCTCTACAGAGATGTTTTTATTTGAGTAAAATACATGATCATTAACATCTTTAATGATAAGATCTGTATTAGCAAATAATCCTGATGTTATTAAAAATAAAATTGTTGCGTATTTTAATACGTTTCTCATCTTTGTTCTCCCAAATTATGGTCTAATTGCTATCCATCTAATTAACCAATCATTAGTCTTTAATCCTGCTGATGATCGTTGTGTGTATGTAAAATTGCTTTCAGTAATACTTATAATATCCACTGTAATTTGCATCCCTGCATTTGTACCTAAATTACATGTAACTACAGGTATAGAACTAAATTCAGTTGGAAAATCAATAATTTTTTCCGTTGTTCCACTATCTGGATAATCACTGCCTGACTGTGATTTAGTTGCAAGTGCTGTGTACCCAGTTTCATCTAAAATTGTGCCATCATCAAAAACAATATAGTCAACATTAGTTATAGGATTACCTCCCATGTGCAATAAACCACCTATGTCTGTTCTTGAACCAATTCCAGCTGTATGCACGTCTATGCGTCCTAAATTGCTGATAAATGAATTTGTGCTAAAGAATGTAATATTAGAAACATTCAAAATAGAATTTGTATTCATATCAAAATCTGCAAGCATTGGTACACTACCGTCTTGATCAATCTTTGTTTCTTCTAAATATGGTATTGCACTTGTAGGTGCATATCTCCAATCATTCATCCACATAGGCAATACATTATTTGTATGTCTATCATGTGTACCTGTCAATTGTAATAATCCGTCTACCCATAATGCTCTACTTTCTGGATTTGTTTCAACAACAGATACTGCCTGTTGTACTATTTGTGTTGGAAAGTAGCGTGTAATTCCTATAGGTCCACTAAATCCACTTGCCAATTCTAAATTGTTTGTTACCCAAACTGTTGATGCATCTGGTCTTATACTATTTGTTGTAAATACTTTTGGTGATCCGCCGAAATTCAACACCCAGAAATCAAAAGCATATGAAGTTTCATAATATAATCTATCATCATTCAAAAATCCTCTACCATCATTCCATCTTCTCCAACATGGCTGTTTTACATATGATAAATCCCTTATGAAGTATTGATTATTTGCTAATAATAAATTAGTCCATCCTTCTAATATGTAATAATCAAACCAAACACCTTCACGCGAAACAACATTGCTGTTTTCAACAACAAATTGCCAATCTGTATTTGTATAATTACAATATCTACTATCTAATGCCCATAAAGGTAAAACATTATTTGTACTGTCTAGATATGTATTTTCTACATTAACAACTTCTATATCGCCTTCAATTTTTAATGAATAATCACAGTTAGTATCAAACAGCCAAATTGTTTTAGTTAAATCATTTGTTTCAATATCCCATTCAACCCATCTTGTTTTACCTAATGTATTTGTATATCCACCCCATGGAATCCAAAAATCATTAGAAGATATTGTATAAACATTATTTGTAAGTATATAAGAAACTGGATTTAATAATCCATTCTTTGAAATAAACCAACCATTAGATGTTCCCTGATTTGTTATGAAATATAATAATGCATCTGTTCCTGGTTTAGCAAATACTTCTGGTTCCAAGCCGACTTGGTTAGTTGTATATCCAAACCACATCCCTTCTAATTCAGTATCTCCCCATGTATTTGTTCCTTCATTATAAAATAAATAATGCCCAACTACATTTGTATAAACTGTCCTCGTAAATATACCAGTTGCCATCGCAGTTGTTCCGCCACTGTTTTCAACTACTTTTTGCAATGTATCATTAGTATATAAAATTTCTATATCAGTTCTGTTTGATGTAATTCTATCATCGAATGTCCATACTAAATTAGATAAAACTTGAATTTGATAAGCATTTGTTGCAATATTTGCTGCATTTGTATCAGTTATACCAAATAAAATTTCAATATTTTCTCTGTTTGAATTAATTTGACCTGTAACAGTATTTGTATAATTTGCAATCCATGTTTCATTTGATGTTATTCTTTCGTCTAATGCATTGGACACTGCAACAATGAAGAGAGTATTTGAAGCTATTGCATTAGCATTTGTATCAATTCGTCCATGGATTAAAATATCTTCTGCTTGTAAATTAGATATTTGATTCTGCATATTAGTAATGCTAAATACTAATTCAAGATCATTATCCCCATTATAAACAACACCGTTAATAATAAGATAACCATCAGTTCCAGTTGTGCCTCCAATATTTAACTCATTCATCCAAACATATGGTGTAACAAAACGCCATCTATCACCGCCGCCGATGATTGTTCTAGGAGTAGGTTGAGCCCAATTAGTAGCTTGTTGCGCAAAACTACTAACTCCAACTAGAAATGTTAATAAAATAATTGTAAAAAGTCTCAAATTTTTCATCATGCACGTGCTCCTATTTAAAATAATTATTATAATTTGTGCATTAACTTGGTGGTGCTTCTGGTGTTTCTGCCGCTGCAGCTTCTCCTTCACCTGCTGCAGGTGCTCCACCTTCGGGCATCGGTCCAAAATCTGGTGGCATATCTGGAGTGAATTCTCCTCCTGGCTCTGGTAGTGCACTACCCGCCATTCCACCCATTCCTCCTCCACCCGCTGCTGCCGCAGATAATTCAGCTTGTGCTTCTTCTTCTGCTACTAATTTTTCGCGGAAATTAGGACCATCAACTGTAATGTGTTGTAATTCCCAGGTAAGTTCTGCATCTTTTCTTAACCATTCACGATTTTCTGCCATTTGTCTCTCATCCAATCCTAAATAATATTTCTGACAAAAACTTGTTGATAACAAATCTGTAGCAGCCAAACCAGAAAAATTCTCTTTCTTCAAATTAAAAATTTGTTGCTCACGCATTATGCCGAAACTAGTAGGTGTATTAAATTCAACATGAATATTGTTTTCACTTAACTTATATTGCCCCCATAGCCCACTGTCTTCTTCATCATTAGGATCTTTTTCTCTTAATTTTAAATGAGTAACAAAAGATTCTTTTAATCCTCTAGCTATTTGTTGTTGAATTCTTATAATAAATCGAGAGAATCTTAATTCTTCTCTAGTTACTTCAGTACCATCTTTAAAAGGATCTGCCGGGTCTAATCGCTGTACAGGTACTTTTAATGTTTTATATAATTTTTTAACAAAATACATTAAATCATCTAAATTGGAAAAATTAGAACTATGTTGTAATGGTTCAACTGTAGTACCCTGCGAATCGCCTCTCTTTGTAAACCAATAACAATCCGTATAAGATTGTGGGGCATATACATTATTAATATCACCTGTTGATACGTCGAAATTCTTTTTAGCCCAATACTCTTGCATCAATTTCTTTAAATATTCTTCAGCTTTTGGTACTGGTAAATTACCTACATCTACTTTAAATACTAATCTTTCAGGTGCCCTTACTAAACGATGAATAATAATGGCATCTTCAATTAAAGATAATTGTTTGTATGCTTTTCTAGAACGTTCAATATATGGCAATCTGATTGTTCTGTCTTCATTCCATAAACCTGAATGAACATATGTAACCTGATTTTTATCTAATACAATCAATTCTTCTTGTTGTTGTACATTAATCATTGCTTTGGGATTAACAACAGGTTTGCGTAAAATGAAACTATTTATGATTTGATTCTGAACATTATCATAGCATGGATTTATTAGTTCTGATGGAATAGGCGCAATTCCTATGATTCCATATTCTGGTCTATTTTTAGATACAATATTTTCATAAAATAATTCGCCTTCAATTAAAAATTGGCGAACCATCTCCCATCCCTTATTTTCTAAATCAAATGCATTAGTAAAACGTTTCCATTCTTTTTTAAGCAAATTTTCAATATCTCTATCAAAATCACCTCTTAAATAAAACTTTACTACATCGTCTTCATCATCTTTTACAATAGATTCATCAGCAATTTCATCTATACAATCTGCTAATTCAGAATAATCAGCCATTCTTCTATATTCTTGTATTCTACGAATCTTGTCTGTATCAATGTCAGCATACATTACTTGATGGTAACGTTTATCCAACATAAACTCGCCAATACTAAATTCATTATTTTGAAGAATAGATTGCTTGCGTAATCGTTGATCTCTTCGAGCTGACACCGCATTGAAAGTATCATACTTAGGATTAGCATTAATAGCATTTTGAATAACCTTATATGTATAAGGCATTCTTGCTATTAGCGTACTTAAAAAACTTTTGCCTGCTGTACTTGTACCAGCATTACCCATTCCCATAATATTATGTGCCATAATTAAACTCCTACATTGTAAACTTTAACACCACTTATACAAGGATGCTGATACGGTGTGAATGTTTTATGTTGTTTCCTTGATGGTGGATAAGGGTTAGGGAAGTTTCTTACTGTGTCTTCCATCATTTTACCATATCCTGCACCATTTACTGCTATAATATCAAATGTTCCAGGAGCTTGCGCGCTCACGTTAAATGTAAATATATTTTTATTTACCAATGACCATTCACTCGTTGGTAAGTAAAATGCTGTGAACCCAGGATATGTTAATTCTTTATCCTGGTATACCCATCCATCCAAATCATTTATATAATAACTAGTTACAGCTGTTATTTGCGATACTGTTGATAATGGTAATCCAGATAAACTATCATACTGAAAATAAGTTGAAATCGAAGGCCATTCGCTTGAGTGATCATATCTAACATATCCACTGACACCATGAAATGGACTATAATACGAAGCACCCGGGAACATAGAAAGGTTATTCGCACTCAAATAAATATCATCAGTGAAATCATACATGTCGCCATAACAAATAATTTCTCTGACTTGATTAACATATGCAAGAGGCGGTGTACATAAATAAAATTGTGGTATAGCAGAAATAACTTTAAAATCTGTATTATATTCATCTGCCCATTCTTTCATTACATTATAAGCAGAAAATTCACTTACTGCAGTGAATGTCTTTTCAATCTTGTAAATAGGTCCAACTGTATTAGGATTGTTTTTAAACATCCATGTTTTAATTATAAAATTTGTATCCGCTAATATTCTGTAATGATTGGATTTGCTGAGTTCCACTGGATAAGAAAAATTAACTTGACCACTCCACTTGATTTTGCTTCTGATTTCAAAATCAGTCCAATCAACAGAAATTGGCCATTTCCATGATACTACAATATAATCATCACAATAAGGAATAAAATTTGTTATAATTTGGTCAATATCAATAAGGTTACGTGCTATTATCGACATGCTAACACTAAGGTCAACAGGAACTGGTTGATATAACTGCTGCCATGCGCTAGCTACTTTTGCATTAGTATAGAAAGAACCCTCAATATTATTAAAGACTCTATTCGTATCTCTAGCGAGACCGCCTGGCATAACCGCTATACAAGGTAACTTAATATGTTGGTTTTTATTAACAATATCATGAAGAACACGAGTTTTAGGTGCCAGACGAAAATTTACATGTATCTGATCCTTTGGTTCCCTATCGATATTGTGTCGTTTTATTATTACATCATTGAAAGCATCTTCAAATTGTGCTAAAACTGTTCTTAACTCCCAATGAAATGTATATTGCTTCATTGATAATCCTTAAAAATCTACATTAAACTGTAATTATTTATTAATTAATTAAGTCTAATATTGGGAATTAAAAGAACGTAAAATAATTATTTATGTAATTTTTTTAATCTGAATATAATATATTTAAGCAATTCACTTCTAACAATATCTTCTTCATCAAATACCGTACAGTAAATTCCATGCTTGTTGCTCTCTTTAACGTCAAACAAATCAAACAAGGTTTTAAACCCTGATTTGTGAATATCTGTCTGCATGCTATCACCGATAACGAATACTTTACAATTTTCACCAATACGTGTAAGAATAGTCGTCAATTCACCTTCTGTCATGTTTTGTGCTTCATCAACAATAATAGCCTTATCTTTATAAGACATACCACGAAGATAATTATTTGGATGCGCCTCAATAATATTTTTTTTACACAAATCACTGACTATCGATGGTGTAGAAATTTCATGTAATTTATCTAATAAAGGTATGATCCATGGTTTGAATTTTTCATCAATCTCACCCGGCAATGCACCTAATTTTTGAGCGGCACTTTCAACTGCACTTCTTATATAAATAAGTTTTTCTGCCGCATGCATTTCAAGAATGCGAAGCGCGCAATAAATAGATAAATAAGTTTTAGAAGTTCCAGCCGGTCCATCTATAAAGAATAACTTAGATTCTGAATGAGTAGACAACGCAATAAAATTTTCCTGCTTTGGGGTGAACTTAACATGAGTAACGATAATATCGTTCGGAGCTTTATACTCGTTGGTTTCTGCTTTTTTTGTACGTCTTTTTCTTGTTGTCATCTTTATAAATATTTATGATTTTAAGACTTGATTTTCCTCGCAAAATATCTTAGAATAGATATTATAAAGTATGATAGGAGTAATATATGAGTAGTGAATTAAAACGATTTTTTAGTTTACTTTCAGGTGAAATTTATCAAGTGGAAGAAGATGAAATAGAAAATTTAGATCAATATCAAATTCCATTGCTAAAATCACCCCCAAGTAATTGCAAAAAATGTTACGGTCGTATGCATATAGGATATAACCAAAAACTTAAAATATATGAAATGTGTCGCAAGTGCGTTAATAAATGTGTTGATTTTAAAGCATTAAAAAGCGCTGATATTAAAGTAGAAACACCGAAATAAAATAATATGCTTAAATACTTTCCTAAAGGATTTGATCCTAGACCTTCTCAAAAAACAGCCCTTGTCGAAATAGATAAGGCAATAAATGATGGATATAAATTTATTATTCTTCAGGCACCTGTAGGTTCTGGCAAAAGTCATGTGGCTGCTGCTATAGCAAATGCAAGTGATGATAT